ATGGCAACATGGTTTGAGAAATTAAGAAAAATAGCACAAGAAGAAAAAGAAAAATATGAGCAGGAGCAGCAAAAGCAAAAAGAAGCGGCTGCGGCAGGAATACAAAAACTAAAAGAGATCGCAAAAAAAGCGAAACAAGAGGCTGAAGAAGAGAAACAGGAAAGAAAAGAAAACGAAAACAAGCTTTATGCACAGATGAAAAACAATCAGAAAAAATTTATTTCGTCGGTTAAAAATGATATGGATAAAACCGTGCGAGAAAAATCAACCAAAATAATAGACGATCAATTCGGTCTTTCAAACGATCAAGCCCGCAGAGCATTGAGAATGAGTACATCGAGCAAAGCACAGCTGCATTATGATACGGTCGACGCAAATTTAGAAAGGATAACTGAAAACAAAAAAATAGCTGAGAGCAACAAAAATCTTTGGAATAAGCACAAAGAAGAAGGCAGGGCAAAAGGTTTATGGGGCGAAGAGCTTGAGCAATATATCTGGAAGAATTACATCAACAGCGATGAACTGCAAAGCGAACAGCCGCGTATCAAAAAAACGCAGCTGAGAACAAAAAATCTGCAAACGGTCATTGATACCGATTATACGAAAGACAGCCAATATTACCAGAAAATCAAAGCCGGACAAAAGAATGATGTATTCTATAACGGCGCGCTTACATCGGATGAAGCAATCTTTTATGCCGAAGGCTGGAGTGACAGCTATATGACGAACTACCGGGAATTTCTTGATAAAGAAGCTTTAAAGAAACTTTGGTATTTAAAAGGAGATCAGGAAATAACAGGTGTTGACCATAGTCAGGAAATAAAAGATTTAGCTGATGCGATTATCGCAGACGCACAGCAGAGATATGAATACGACAGATATCAGACAGGCGATTATGCAAAAAATAATTACTATCTGGAAACTCCGTTTCAAGGTGCTGCAAGCACTGTTCAGGGCTGGACAAATACGCTGCAGCGTTTGTTTGGGAATATATCCGCACCGGTAGTGACCGCAGAGCAAATAGCCTATCAAGAAAAGTTAAACGATGCGAAAGGGTTTAAGAGAATATTCGGGCTGACAGGATATTCAGCGGCTCAAATGATAACTTCCGGCGGAAGCGGCGGATTTTTCTTTTCTGTAGCCGGTAACACTTATGGGCAAGCAAGGAGAGAGGGCTATTCAGACAGTGAAGCACTGACATACGCAGTCGTGAACGCAGGGCTTGAAGTAGGAATGAGAAGAGCATTCGGCACTGCGCTTGGCGGCGTCAACAAATTTGTAGGCAAAGATTCGCTGTTCAAATCGCTTGTAAGAAAAGTGATTAAAAACCCTGTTGCGCAAAAATCTGTTTCAATAGCCGGTGATATGCTTGGAGAAGGCATAGAAGAATACTCACAGGCAGTTATAGATCCGTTTGTTCGAAATATGGTTTTGGGAGAAGACAATGAAATAGATCTCACTCCCGAAGGCGGCGGGGAAGCGTTTTTGGTTGGTATGCTGGTGGCGGGTTCGTGTAACAGCGTAAATTACGCAACAAATTTAAGCGCTGATATGAAAACAGCAAATGCGGGCCTGAAATTAAACGACGGAACGGTTATTTCTGCAGATGCATTAAACAGAGTATTTGCCGGTCGGGCAATGCCCGAAGATATGAAATTGATGGCGGAATTTGGAAATGAGATCACCGAAGACGAATACAGAAAGATTATTAATCGCATTGAGCAGAGAGCCACAGTATCTTACGGGGAAAAAACATTTTCACAAATAAAACAAGAAACACTTAGACTAAGCCCGGCAGAGAAGATCGACTATTACGCAACGGTGCTTGGCAGCGAGGCTTATCAAATGAGTGTTATGGAGTATATGAAAAAGGCGAAGAGTGAGAGTATACAGAATAATATAAATAAAAAAATTGATGATAAATACAACTTTTCGATTATGGACGATCAATCGGCGGCAGAGATCAAGAACGCTACGGGGATTGATGTCAAGGGATACAGCAATACCATAAGCGCAGGGGAAGCGGCCGATATTTCTGGAAAGGCATCCGATGTGCAGATCAAAGATGTGCTGAGCAATTACACAGATGTGCGCTCACAGCAGCAAACAGACATAACCGACAAAGGAGGAAACGCACAGAGTGTGCTGGTGTTTACAAAGCAGACGGAAGACGGATATCAGGTGGTCAAAGCCGTGCCTGATGCCGAGAGCAAAGAGCTTAAGATCATAGAGGCATATAAAAGCGATGCGAAGGATGGCAATAATGTTGAATCTATAGAAAATGTGAAAGAAGCCTTTGACGGTAATGATGAAGAGGCAGTCGTCAGTTCGAAAGAAGAAAGCGAACAAAACCTTGCAAATGATGAGGATATGGGGTATAAAGAGAATGAGGAAGATAAAAACGCTCAAACAGAAAAATATCAACTAAACGTAATTGAAAAAAATACGAAATTAATTTATAAGCATAATCCTATGGATAATCAAAAAGCAGCAAAAGATATTGTATATAATTCTAATGCTGTATATGGGTATTCACCAAAACCTGGTTCTAGTTTAGATGAATTTGTTAGCAAAATTGATTGGAGTAATTGGAAACAAGTAGAAGATGCCCGATTACAAAGAATTAAATATCATAGAAACCTAAAAAAGCAAAAAATAGCTTTAGAACAAAAACTAAACAGGTTGCTTAAAGAAGGGTATTCAATAGAAGAAGTAGCAAAGATTTTTGTTAAAGCGCGAAATGATCATAGAATAGAAACATATATAAAACAAGGGAACTATGAAGGTCTTGAGGCAATGAAAGCAAGAAATTTAAAACTATATAAGAATCCAGATGGACCAACTATAGAACAATTATTTAAGAGATATGGCTCATGGGAAGAAATAATTTACGCATCTGTTAGAAGTAATCTTGGAATGGATGCATGTACTGGGTTGTATGATGAAGTTTATGGAGGTGACTAAATATGTTAACTATTGACCAAAAGAAAAATGATATTATATGGTATAAAAACGGTGAATACTTCTTTAAAGTAAAATACGAAGGGGACAGAGCAGTAGTATGGATAAACTTCAAAGGCTATAATATGGCTAAGCCAATGTTGATGTGGGATTTCTTTGTAGAAATGGAGGAGAATGACATTGATTTAAAATTGGATGAGAAGTGGAATGGACATATAGGATTTAAAATCAATATAGATGATGTACTATTTTTTATAGGATTGATTGAAAATTTTATTAATGAGAAAGAATTAGCTTCAACAGCGATTTTATCAGAAAAATATTCGAATTGGAAAGAAGAATAGTTTTATTATATACTTCATTTGGAACTTTAACAGCAAAAACATTAGGTGAATTTATCGCAAATAAAAAATTTAATCTTGATGCCGAAAAAGGGAAATAAAAATATCATATATATAATTCGTAGCAATATAGAAAAAGCGAAGTATAAAATTTTATTATTTACTTGTAGTAGTTTCAAAACTTAAAAAATACAAAACCACCAAAGGCTAAAAAAGAATAGCAAATATAAAAGAATGAGTTTATAGGACGACATATTACAAAACAAATGACAAGCAGGAAGATATCGAAAGAAGAAATCATGGATTACGCAAAATATATGGCAAGCTTTGCTTAAGGAACAATATATAAACCGCTTTTTATAAGAAGCGGTTTTTTTATGCCTGATTGCAGCGGGGCAGAAGACAACACGCAGAATCAACAACAGCTCAGTGATGAAGGCGTGCAGCAGGAAATGGTATCGGCAGATGTGGTATTTGGTAAAGAAACTGACGTAGAGTGGTTTTTTTCTTGGAAAGCGAAGCATCCGCTGGTTTATTTCGGGCAGCGAATTGCGATTGCCGGCTACGTGAACAGGATATATCAGAAGCAATAGTGGAGGGACAGAAACAAAAACGCTCTGTTTTTATGATAAAATTATGGTATATTTATTATTGCGATAGATGATGTGCAGACAGGGATTTCCCAGTCTTTTGTCTGATGCATCCGCAGAGAGAATATACAGATAAATCGGAATTTCCGGTGAGGTTTAAGATGGAATGTTGTATACGCTATTGGAGAACAAAAGATGCAAACGATCTTGCGGAGGCTTTGAACAACAAAAAAATACTTGATAACTTAAGGGATGGATTGCCCTGTCCATATACCGTAAAGGATGCAGAAAATTATATTGCGGCAATGCTTCATGCCGATAAGAATACAACGTATGCCTTTGCGATCACTGTTGAAGATAAAGCGGTGGGAAGTATCGGCGCATTTCGTAAAGACAATATTCATTGCAGGAGCGCGGAAATGGGGTATTATGTCGCAGAGCCGTATTGGGGTAAAGGGATAGCGACAAGCGCCGTCAAGCAAATATGCAAGTATATTTTTGAAAAAACAGATATTATCAGAATTTTTGCGGAGCCTTTTGCTCATAATGCAGCTTCCTGCCGTGTGCTTGAAAAAGCAGGGTTTGTATATGAAGGTACTTTAAGAAAAAACGCAGTGAAAAACAACGCTGTTACGGATATGAGAATGTATGCGAAGATAAACGATCAGGACGTTGTAAAAAGTGTTCTAAAGCAGAATAGATAAATTTTGTTTGATATAAATAGAAAAAAATAATTCAATTACTGGAAAGAAATATTCTCTTCGCATTTGATATAAATACGTTATTATATAAAACTTGAAAATGTTTACATCTTATTTTTAAGATATAATAAAAAATCGTAAAATAAAAAATATTTTTTTGGAGGATGACTGCAATGATCGAGGGCGGCGCAGGTGTGCCTCGGCTATTTTATGTGATTTTAAAAGATAGCCGCATTATAGAAAGAAAGAGATTTCTATGGCAGAGTATTTGGATAAAACTGAAAAGAAAAACACTGAACAAACGGAATGCGCCGTATCCGCCGGAGACGAAGAAATGTTTGAGCATTGTGTGCTGTGCGGAAGGAAGATAAATATCCGCAAAGATGTCCATATTTCTTCCAGAACCTATTACATTGAAGGCTGCGGTCAGCTTTGCAGGGAATGCTTTATCTCTTTACATGAAGGTGGAGACAAGTAGTAAAGGATGATTAGGAAGACAAGGCAGGATAATGCTTAAAAGCCAATAGACCGGATACCTCTAGACAATAAAGTATTGTTTTGCTGACCACAATACTGTTTATAAAAAATATGAATGAGCCGTTGAATGTTGTGATCTACAGCATTGGCAGAAAAGGTGTATCTGAAAAGGCGGCTGATCCGAGAGGAGAAGTAGAAAAATCATTATATCATATGTTGATTAATTAGAAGAGAAAACCGCTCTGTGAGCGGTTTTTATATTGTCTGTAAATAAAAGAATTATTATTTAATTTCTTGTTCAAGATTGTAAAATATTTCCGTATTAAAAAATTCGCATAAAGTGATTTCAAGCCCGTCGCACAGTTTTTTAATCGTGGTAACACCCGGATTTTGAGTTTCATTATTTAAGATGCTTTTAATAGTTGACTGAGGCACGCCTGCGCGGTAACTCAGTGCATTTGGGGTAATGCTCCGCTCTTTGCAAAGCTGGATTATTCTGTCTGCGACTGCTTGTCTTGTATCCATAAATTCACTCCGTATTGCATTTTGATTTCAGCATACAGATAAAATAATAAAAATGTTAGTGATATAACACTAATATGTGCTATAATAAGTGATATATCACTTATTCCTGAAAGTTTAGATACATTGAAGGGGAAAAAAGTTTTATGGGGAATTATTTAAATAAAAAGCCGGAATACCAAGTATTCGATGAAGATGAAAAAGAACTTGAGCGTTGTGTGCTATGCGGAAAGAGGATAAATGTCCGCAGAGATACCTACGTTGATTTCAGAGCTTATTACGTTGAGGGATGCGGTCAGCTTTGCAGGGAGTGCTTTATTTTTTTGTATATGGATGAAGGCGGCGAAAAAGGTTGATCGGGAAAAGATTTTTTTTAGGCAAAGCAACGTTTGCAGACCCAATATGGGTTGGTATCTCGATACAGTAAAACAGATAGAAAATTAAGTATTTTTTTCTATTTACAATACTACCGAAAAATGCTGTCATCCTCTGTGCCGGCAGAAAGTGTATATGAAAAGGCGACTGTGAACTGGCAGTTGCAAGGAAAACCGATCATAGAGTAGTTTTATATGAACTGGCAGTTCATAAAATATCATAATCAGGCAGAAAAGAAGAAGATATTTGTACCAAATTTTACAAAACATTACGCAAAATTTGATAAAGTTTACCTCCTGTCTTTAAGATATAATGAAAATGTCGAAAGACATAAAAAGAAAAAAATTTTGAAATAATGGCAATGAGCATGCATAAGTATTGCTGGATATTATTTGCTTTGAAAAAATAGTTCATTGCATAAAGAGATTTCTATGGAAAAGTATTTGAATAAAAAGGAAATTATAAATATTGAAAAGAAGGCAAAACACCAAGTACCCGATGAAGATAAAAAAGAACTTGAGCGTTGTGTGCTGTGTGGAAAGAGGATAAATGTCCGCAGAGATACATGTGTTGATTTCAGGGCTTATTATGTTGAGGGATGCGGTCAGATTTGCAAGGAATGTTTTGTCTCTTTGTATGTTGAATGCGGTAGCCGAGATCGCTCGAGAGAAATATCTAAAAGATAAATTCATATTTATATACTCAGAGCATCTGAAAATTCTTTAAAAGACGGCATTTTACTGCTGTCTTTTAAAGGAGATGCTTTATTTTGTACAAATATTTATTCTTTAGTTTTATGTAATGCTCTTATATATTTACATAAATTGTTATGTGTAGGGTAGCCGTTGACCAAATGTTTTTACAAGATTAATTAATCTTTGAGACGGAGCATCCGGAAGTTGACGCCTTTATTTTTCTTTCAATATCATTTTATTTACGAGCCTATGCAAGTATAGTTTAATTTTATTTAACAGATTATTGCAACTAAGTACAGATGAATTAAAAAATATAATGCGTCAATTTTTACGTATGCCTACGAAGATATCGATAAGAATTATATCGGCTGATTTAAGTAAACAATAGGGAAGGTATTGAACAAACAGATAATAATAAATGGTAATAAAGATGCGAACCGCGTCTTTATTTATCGTCTTTGAGCAGCAGACGTTAAACAAGCTTATTTTTTTATTGCCTCGGAAATATATGTAAAATGATTATGTGATGATGAAGGCAGTAAATATCAAAATTGTGCAAAAGAAAAAAGGCTTTGCGTACACTAAGGTCTTTTTTTTTGTATGCAAAAAAAGGAGAACATATGGAACAAAATCATGCGGCTGATAATGCCCGGGAAGCCGCCGCCCCGGAAATGAATTCTACAGCTGTTGAAAATGCAGCAGTTCAAAACAACTCGCCGAGCACGGCTGATAATGGTGCGATAGTGACAACAAAGGCTTTCTCAGAGCGGCTCAACAAAGAGCGTGAAAAGCTCAAAGCTCTGACAGATGAGAAAGTACAAAGCTATGAAGAGCTCTTCGAAGCCGTCAAAGGGCTGGGTATAGACGCTTCGACCCCGAAGGAACTTACGGAAAAGATTAAAGCGGAGATAGAAATAGTGCCCAAGCCGGAGCATAGCGAAGAAAGCAAGGCTGAGCAGAAAGAAGAGCTTAGCAGCCACCCTGAAATCCTTGCCGCGAGGCAGGCGACTCAAAAGGCAGAAGAAATCATCAGGCAGAATCTGCTTGATGCGGATCTGCAAGCTGTTAGGCAGGCGTATCCCGATGTGAAAGCTAAAGATGCCTTTGAACTGGGGGATACGTATGTGGCGTTGATGCAGACGGGCAAAGTCAATGCACTTACGGCGTATGCTGCGCAAATCCAGGTAGAAGCTCTGCAAAAAAAGCAGGCTCCGCCGAGTATGGGAGACATCAAGAGCGCAGCGGCGGATACGGAAAAAGAATATTATTCACCCGAAGACGTGGACCGCTTGCCCAAAGATGCATACAACAACCCGAAGATTATGGAAAAAATCAGAAAATCTATGCCTAAATGGAAATAAAGACAAAGGAGGAAAATATGGCATACAACAATTTTAAACAGACTTTTTGGTCTAAATTCATTCAAACGGAAAACGAAAAATTTTGTGTACTCGCAGGTCTTTGCGATTACAAATTTGAAAAAGAGGCAAAGCACGGAGACAAGGTAAAAATACTCGGTGTGAGCCGTCCCACGATCGGGGATTTTACGGGAGAAGATATCGGGAATCCTGAAGTGGTAGACGACAGTTCCGTATTTCTTGAAATCGATCAGGCTAAATATTTTAATTTTATGGTCGGAGATATCGACAAAGCGCAAGGTAAAGAAGGCTTAATGGAAGCACTCACGGAAGAAGCTTCCCGCGGTCTTGCCGAAGCAAGAGACAGCTTCATCTCCCGCCTTGCGGGTCTTGGCGCAGGAGCGCTCAATGCCGAGAATGGCGAGCAGCTTGAAACGCAGGAAAAATTAAAAGGTGCAGTGGACAAAGCCTTTACAGTACTGTGGCAAAACGGTGTGCGCTTTACGGATGATGTTTATATCGTGCTGACTCCGTGGGCATACAGCTTGTTTAAAAATGAGCTCATCGAATTAAAGACAGCCAATGATGAGCTGATCAAAAAAGGTGTTGTAGGGCTTTACAACAACGCGACCGTGTATATGAGCAATAATTTATATTCTGCTACAACAGGCGGAAAACTCAATGATTATATGCTTATCGGAACCAAAAAGGCGGTGGCTTTTGCGAGCCAAATCGAAAAAGTGGTGCCGTATGAACCGCAGGGGCTGTTTGCAGATGCGCTTCGAGGCCTTGACGTATACGGCGGAAAAATCGTGCGCCCGAAAGAACTCTACTGCATCCGCGGCAGAGAAACGGCTTAATAGAAAGGAGTAAATAGACATGGCAGCAACAGAAATTACAATAACCAATTTAAAATTTAACACGGCAGAGGCACTGCCGGCAACCGCCGCTCTTGACGGCACAGACGGCGCTGTGGTTGATTTTTCAAGTGCCGAAGACAGACGAATTTTAATCATCATTGAAAATTCCGATTCGGAAAACGCAGAAGACGTGACCGTAAAAAAAGGGACGGGTATTCAGGCAACAGAGGACTACGTTGTAAGTGTGGCAGCAGGAGCTACTGTTTGCACTGTTTTTGAAAGCGGTAAATTTAAAGACATGTCAAGCGGGCTTGTAAACATTACAGGTTCTGCTGATGTGAAAGTTGCAGCGGTAGCGCTGCCGTAATGCAGAAGGGGGAGGAGGCCTCCCCCTTTTTATAAGGAGAGATGTAAAATGAAAATTACATGGCTTGATATAAAAGAATCCATGAACAGGCTGATGTTTTTAGATCAAACAGAATATAACAATAATGAAGAATCATTCGAATATAAAAATTCCAATGAATATGCCGCACATATTGTTGAGGCGGCAAATTACGCACAGAATGAGCTTGCTAAAATATTCCCGGTGAAAGGCGTTTATGATGATATTATACAGGAAGAAAGCGAAGAAGAAGGTTTTAACGAATATGATTTGCAAAGCTTAGTTGATGATTTTGCCGGATTTGTAAGTGATAATCCTGTATTAATATTGGATGAGGATGATGGGTGGAAAGGTACGCAAGAGTATCAAATTTTACTGGATCAATATTTGTATTTAAAAAAGAATCAAGCGGGAGCATTTAAAATCATATACAAAAAAGATGTAATGCGTATTACTATGTCTACTTCAAACAGTTTTGAAATAGAACTTGATGTTGAAGTGGCAAATATTATGCCGTTGCTTATGGCTTACAGAGTATTCAAAGATGATGAACCGGCCAAAGCGGTGCAATATTATAACGAATATATGCAGGCGAGAAATGAGATCAAGCAAAAGCAGACACTACGCGAGAGTATTTCGGTAATCAAGGGGGAATATGATGGCTTATAAGCAATTGGCAACAAGCGCGAGCCGGCCCTATCAGCGCCTTTATACAAATTTAAAAGGGGTGGATTTTTCTTCCATTCCTTCAAGAGTGTCTGTATCCAGAAGCCCTGATGCCAAAAATGTTTATAAAAATTATAATTCACAGCTTGGTCAGGCAATTGAGACGAGGCCGGGGATAAATTTATTGGGTGATTTAAGCAATTTGTTTGAGCAAATCAATTTAGTAAATGATTATAATTTTGCGAGTGGTGTTCTTGACGACGGTTGGTTAAACAGTGGTCTTGAAACTATGGAAATAGTTGGTGAAGAGCTTGTTTGCTTGTCAAATTCAACAAATGATGCTTGCTTGTATTACGCAGACGATACTTGTGCTGGGCATAAAGTTTATGCATGTGCAAGAATTAGATCTGTTTCAGCTTACACATATTTTTTGCTGCATGATGGCATAACATGGAGTTCTGTTCCACACAGCGGAAGCGGTCAGTATGAAATGCTATCAAGATTAATAACTGTTGATATATCACCGTCTTTTTTACGAATTGGTGGATTAGATGTTCAGCCGTCTGCACCATTCAGTACATATTATCTTGACTATGCATGTTTAATAGATTTAACAGCATTATTCGGTCAAGGCCAAGAGCCGACGGCGGATGAAATGGATGGTTGGATCACGGAGGTTTTATCGAGGACAACAAATAAAGTCTACGGGCTACATGTGCTTGGTGACGGAAAAGCGCTGATCCATATTGAAAGGGATTTGTATATCTGGAAGAGTTTTCCAGATGAAATAAGCAGCCTGCAGGATATTCAAAAAATAAACATCACAATGAATAAGGAGTTTTCCCAGAGTTTTAAGTATACCGACGGCGGGATAACAAAGCTTTATTTGTTGGATGGGGAAAATTATCTGGTCTATGACGGGGAAAATGTGAGCGACGTTGTGGGAACAATTCCACTTACAAGAATCAATGCGCTTCCGGGCGGAAGCGGCGGGGTTATCTATCAGGGCGTCAATTATTTGTCGAGCTATCGAAAAAACTCCTTCATCGGGGACGGATCGTCGCTGAATTATTCACTTGACACAGTGCCGACAGACTCGGAAGGCCTTGAAGTATATATCAACGGCGTGGAAAAAGAAAGCGGGGTGAGCCTTGCCGGCAGTGTTGTTACGCTTGATGCCCCGGCAGGCGCCCCGGCAACGCCCGGTCAGGATAATGTTGTCATTGTGTTTAAAAAAGAGGTCGACGGATACGCGGAGCATATCAAAAGATGCAAGCTTTGCAGAGTGTTTGACAACAGAGTATTTGTAAGCGGCAATGATTCTTATAGGGGCGTCTTATTTCATTCGGAACTGGACGATCCCGCTTACTACGCAGATGAAAGCTGGTATGACGACGGAGCGGACAACACCCCTGTGCGAGCCATTATTGCTTCTTCCGATAAGCTGATTTGTATAAAAGATGATAACGGAGAAGGTGTGAAAGTTTATTTTCACACATCTTCTCTCGATTCCGCGCTTGGAAGGATTTATCCGATGACGGAAAGTCCGATTCATTTGGGTGCGGCTGCGGGCGGCATAAATTTCAGGGATGCTGTCGTATATTTATCAAAACAAGGGCTGGAAAACATCATAAGCAACGAATATGGTATACGTCTTTATCATAAATCCGGCATGGTGGATACAAAGCTCATGAATGAAGCGGGGTTAGACGATGCAAAGCTTGAAGTATGGAACAATTATTTGTGCGTATTAATCAACGGTAGAATATATCTTGCCGACAGCAGGCAGATCAGTGATCATGAATACGAGTGGTATTACTGGGAAGATATCGGTATCCTGACTGATGAAGTTTTTTCAAAAGCTACAGTACTCAAGGAATATTTATCAGAACTGTATCTCGCAACCGAAGGAGGGCAGATTTGTAAATTTTTTGGCACGCATGACGACAGCCTGATAGAAGGGGTGAACACTCCAACATTAATAGATAGCTACTGGACAACGCCGATGGATATTTTTAATTCGCTGACGCATTTAAAAACTACCAATAAGCGAGGCGGAGTGGCGCAGGTGAAGCGAATTCCGAACAGTATTTTAAAAATCGATGTAAAAACCGATAAAGAAGACTGGATAACGATTTTATCGAGCGCTACACAAGGATTTAATTTTTTGGATTTCTTATATTTTTTGCGGGAGGAAGAGGGATATGAGCGTTTTTCCTTCGGTACGGGTGTGAGAGGATTTTTAGTCTTTAAAGTCAAAAAAAGAAAAATAAAACAATTTTCCATAAAATTTTATTCGGATGAAGTAGATAAACCATTCGGACTTTATGAAGCAACGGTCGAGTTTACGATCGGTAATTATGTAAAAAATTAGTATAAAAATTGCGGCGAGCTATGAATAACCGCCGCAATTTATAGTTGTGAGAATACTGACAAAACAATCTTTAATGAACTTCATCTTCCGACAAAAGAGGATCAAACGCGGATGTGTTTTTAAAGCACATTGGGATATTGTTTTGCATAACGAGCATGGCCGCAGACTGCCTTTTGGCAATCGTGGTATGGCATTGTATCGCAGACGGCCGTCTGGAACGCCGGAATATGCAGATAAAGCCATCGCCTTCCACTACCCATTGCTCGGTTGCGGAGCTTATCCAGCGATTTCCGTTTTTGTCCATGGTTCACTTCCTCCTTCCTACGAAAATGTGTTGATAGGAAAGTGTGCGTTTACCTCGGATGATGAATTCATTATATCATAAAAATAAAAAATGAAAAATAAAAAGGAGAAAAAATGGCATTACCAAAATTTAATACAAGTGTTGCAAATATGCAATCACTGCCGGATGAACCCACAACAACGGCAGATGCACTGAAAATCTTGATGGATAAAGCGCCGACAGATATACAATCTTATTTAAATGATACGTTCATTCCCGCACTGGAAGCAGCGCTGGAATTAAAACAAGCGATCGTGGATGGAGTAGACAATATAAAAATAGCCTATCTTTCCAATGTTGCAAGTGATATACAAGCTCAGCTCAATGCGATCACAGAAAAAACGGATGAAGTCACGGCAACGGAGCTTGACAGGCTTGCGGGCGTGACGGGAGACGTGCAGGCACAATTAAACAGCAAGCAGGCAACGATCCTCAGCGGAACTGCGGCACCGTCAAGTTTGGCAAGCGGAGCAATATACTTGAGATATCCATCTTAAGGAGAGTGTGTTAAATGGCAGAAGTTTGGAAACTGACAATTACAGATGTTATGTCTGAGAGCACTGATATAGATTGTACAACAAGAGTTTATCAAGTGAGTCAAAGTATTGCGAATAATACGTCGCTAATTCATGTAGTTACCACAGTCTATTGCACAAATCATGCATCATGGTTTAATAATACAACATCAAGAATTAGATTGTATATAGCTGGTTCTAAGATTTTTGATGATAGCGGAAGCGAGTACAACTATGATTTTTATCATAATTCTTATACATCTAAGGTTATACTTGACAGAACATTTACCGTGTCACATGATACAGACGGTGACTTCTCCAAATTGTTCAGATGTTTATATGAAACAGACGCAGGCAGTCAAGGAACCGCAGATAAAACAGGCACATTAGCGCTAACAACTATTCCACGTGCATCTGTTTTATCCAATATCTCATCGTTCAATATTGAGGACGGAGTGACAATCTCTTACACGGCATATGCGAGCTTTACAGAGAAATTGGATATCTACTTAGGGGCTACTGCTATAAGAACCGGATATGAACTTGCAAGTGGCTCTAAGGTCGAGTTTACGGATGACGAGATATTGAAATTTTACAAATATATATCAGATTTGACCGCGACTGTTACATTCAATTTAAAAACATATAGCGGCAGTACACAAATAGGAAGCACAAGCACAAAGACGGCTACTGGAACTATAGCGGGATTTTTACGGAAAGGCGTAGGGGGAGTTATGAAAAGGTGCGTTGTTTATAAAAATATAGGTGGGAACATTAAAAAATGCATTCCGTATATTGGAGTTGGCGGATCGGTAAAGAGGGGTATCTATTAATGGCTATTAAGAGGGATATTCCCCAAATAAAAACGATTGACGAACTTTTGAGGAGATTCAATTTTAATGAAATGATCACAAAAAGCGAATTTAATAGTTATAAAAATGTGATGACAGCACGGCTTACTGCAAATTACACAATTACAGCAACGAACACACATGAACAATTGACGCTCTCAGAACATAACTCCGTAGGAAGTAAACTTTCAATTTCTAACGGCGGAATTAAAATAGGAGATAATATATCAAAGGTTTTGATTAGCGGAAAGATTCATTGGACAACTGTTCCGTATGCAAACTATAAGGCAGCAGGCATTTTTATAAATTCGTCAAGGAAAACAAGCACAGGAAGTAATATAGCTGCCCAAGACTGTAACAATCGCACAAATTTTAGAAGATGTTAATAAAAATGATGTCATTACCCTTAGTGCATATGGGCATGCTGGGGATATAATCGGATGTGGATACGATGAACCATTCACATTTTTGACAGTGGTAGCGGTATGAGGTGTTTATGTATAATAAAAGTTTAATAAATGAAATAAAAGCGGAGTTGGCGGAAACGTGAAAAGGGGGATCTATTAATGACTATTAAGAGGGATATCCCTGCTGTTAAAACCATTGAGGAACTGCTTAGACGATATGATTTGGGCAGTATTGAAACACTTCATAAAAATCCGATGTTTGCCGGACAGGAAATCGGAAATGGAGCAGATCTGAATGATTACACATTCCCGGGATTTTACTACTGTGAGCTCAATGTCACGGCTGCGACAATAGCAAATACACCCGTAGACTGGGCATTCAGTCTTGCGGTGGAGCATCATGCGGAGAACGGGGCATGCAAACAGACATTTTCAACGTATAGCACTTATCAAAATTCAACTTCACGCGTATATCGCAGAAATTATTACAACGGCACTTGGGGCGCATGGTCATGGCTCGTTGAAAATAAAGACCTGCTCGATTTAATGTATCCTGTCGGTTCAATATATCTTTCGGTGAACACGACGAACCCGTCTGTTTTATTCGGCGGTACCTGGATATCGTTTGGGGAAGGCAGAATGCTTGCAGGGGTAAATACAAGCGATAGTGACTTTAATACAGTCGAAAAGAGCGGTGGCAGCAAAGATTTGCAGAGCCATTCGCATAGTCTGTCGAGTGGTTCGGTGAGCACAAAAAGCTTAACCGGGAGTTTTTTAAATGTGGCGGTTCAAAGTTCAGCTACTGATATCAGCGCAACCGGTGTTATGACTGAAAGAAATGCTGATGGAGAAGTTGTAGGATATGCGACCTCTTCTAAATCAGGAAATGGGACAACTTATACGGATGGCTTTACTTTAAATGCATCACATAACCATACATTAAGCGGGAATACGTCTTCGACCGGTGCGGGAAGTGCGGGCAATCTGCCGCCTTATATCACCGTTTACATGTGGAAAAGAAGGTCATGAGAAAGGAGTGAGATGATGAATGTTCAAAGTGTTATTGTAGACAGTCAAGGCACTGTCTTGCATATCATTAAGGAAGATAATATCGATAAAACAGAAATAGTGAATATTGAGGTGCCCAATGATATAGAGGAAAACAAAAAATTTTATGTATATGATGGCAGCGGGTTTACGATCGATCAGAATATGAAGACGGAATATGAAAACAAAAAAGTGCTTTTAGAAGAACTTGAAGCTCTTGAAAAGTGGTTTGACGGATATGATATTCAATGCAATCAATACAGACGGAGCACTGAACTCGGTATAGATTATGACAGAGATATTGTAGCTATGCATGAGCAGGCTGAGATAAAAAAGGTACGAATAAATGAAATAAGAATAGCTTTGCAAGTTTGAAATTGCGGTCATAAAAATTTAATAATAAATAAAAAAATATAACACTGAAATAAAAATACACGTAAATACGTTATTTTGTAGTCACGAAAAGTAAAAAAATGTTGAATACGGATTGTAATCGATAAAAATTTTTAGTATGATAATAATCAGCTTAGTTAGTGCGATCATAATGCAGGATAAAAAATAAATGAAAATATTAAAATTTTTAAAGAAAAAATCCGGCCAGACTGAAAACTATGAAGAAGAAAATCAGGAAAAAAGAAAACCGAAAACAAATTGTGACGGATGTATTTACCAGGATACATGTGAGTTTGGTTATGTTAATTATGACGGCATTGAATATCGATATCTTACTTTGTGGGAAAAATACTTACTTACGCAGTATAAGCCTCCCTGGGAATATACAGAGGTTATCAGCGCAGAACATGCAAAGTTAATACAGATGCTTAATCAAAAAAAAGATTTTGTTGAAGAGGACATTGTGTGGTTGAACAAATTGATTTTATATGAGATCAAGCGAAATGAAAGGATAAAAAATTTTAGCCTGTGTGCATGCGCTTATATGCAGTATACAGGCGAGCCTTTGCTCTGCCAGGCAAAGTATGTTTTGGAGGAAATTGAACGGTACGGCGAATTTCAACTATAAAGCACCTGAAGGTGCTTTTTTTAATGGAGGTGGGAAGTTGGAAAATTGGTATAACAACAAAGAATTATTTGAGATGATCAATGAGCTTAAGATGGAATTGACAGAGACAACAAAATTGATCAAGGAATATAATGGACTAAGAAAAAGTCAAAAGGATTTTGAAGGGCGGCTGCGAGAGATCGAGACCTGCCTGGAGAATAAAAATGAAAATAAAAGAGAAATACAATGGCTTTTAGGCTGGCTTGTGGGGCTGGCTGCTTTTATTTACGGGCTGTTGAAATAAAAGGAGAATAAATGAAAGAACAATTAATAAAATTATTTAAAGTGAAATCTATCATCACACTTGCGGTCATGGCAGTGTTTTGCGTGCTTGCTTTGGCAGATAAAATACCCAGTGAGCTTACGGCGAGTGTGATCACGGCAATCGTGACTTATTATTTTACAAAGCGTGAAGAAGAAAAGGGGGCGGATGGAAATGCTTAA